TCACGATCTCAATGCCTAGATCGTTTGCATTGGCGAGAAGCTTTTCTACGGCTTCTAGCGCGTCTTTACGATTAGCAAGTTTCTTGCTCGCACTTGGACGATAAGAAAGATCAACGGCGCGGCCTGTCGCGTGTACCGAAAGCGATTCTTTTCCGCGCATATTTCTAACCGTGTACGAGCCGTTATCCCAGAGGGCGCCTTGAGCAAGCCAAATGACTTCTTTGATAAAGGCGTCCATGCCGGCACGTCGCTTAGGTGATGCGCCGTCCTTGTTGCCCGTGTACGGCCGTGCGCCGACGATCGGAAGCGGTTTGGCTTTAGGCTTCGGGGTTTTTGCCGATGCCATAAGCCTTGTTCTTTGGGTTGACGTAGCCGATAAATAGTGGTGCTACTGCTGCGATGGCTGCACCAAGTAGGTCGTTCGGGTCGGTGTTGCCCGACATGTAGAGCGCGACTGCTGCTGCAATGGCGCTGTTGATGTAGGTAGAGATCATTGCTCTATCGCTGGGTTTCATCTGTTGCTCCTGTCTGTTTGGCTTTTTTCATTCCGTTTGATGCAAGTAGGCCGCCTAATGATCCGGTTAGGAACACGACAACGGTCGAGAGTAGGTCTATGAAGGCTGCGTCGTTGGGGGCTTGCTCAAGTGGCTGATTGACGAACAGAAGGCCGTAAACGAAGCCAAGCACGATGGCCGCAAAACTGATTGAAAGTGTGATGCCAACGATCAGAATTAATCGTGCGTGTTTATCCTCTGGCGACATCGCAAGCCGTTCTAGTAAAGCACCTGTTCGGCTCGATGTTGACTCGTGTGCTGCTGCATCCATTTAATACCGCCGCTATGACTGCAACCATAAAAGCAAGTGCAGCATATTTAGCCCAAGAGCGCGGCGGCTTCATCTGCTGTAAGTCCAAGTTTGTCTAGGACTTTTTGCCTTGCGGCTGCTTTAGCGGCTTCCGCTTCGGCTTGTGCTTCGGCTTCGGCTTGTGCAATTACAGCCCATGCTTCGTGCGCTGCTTGTTCGGCTTCGGTCATGTCGCGTTCTACGCCGTTGTCATTTGTTCGCATTGTCATACCGTCTTTGAGTATCCGTAAATTGTGTAACTACCCGTAGTGTTGCCTGACGCAACTAAAAACTTTATGCCGTCAAACTGTGTGCTTGCAGACTGGTTGCCAAAATACTGAACAACAAAAGGGTTTGTATATGCGCTTGCGTTTCTTGTATTTACTGCTTGATAAACAGTTGGTTCGGCAAGTTGTGGGCCGCTTAATTCCAATGTTGTCAAACTTGTAAAAGTGGTCGGGTCTTTACCAACAAACGCCGAAGTTTGTGATGCGAATAATTGTCCTGAAAGGCTGGTGCTAGTTGCTTGTAACATTTGGAAGTTGTAACCTGTTGTGGTGTCTACTGTTGCTGCACGCAACTGCATAGCCAATTCTTGGGTTGTGCTTGTTTGGTATCTGATAACAATGCGATAATTGGTGTACGCGCTAGTAAAAACGCCATCAGCCGTAAAACTTGCAACCGCGCTAAACGCTGTTTCCGCTTTAACACACACAAGACCCGGTGTTACCCCTACCGTCTGCCAAGCCGCGCCGTCGTAATACTGCGTCGTATTAGTTGCCTCAATGTAAGCGAACTGTCCTTCGGCAAGTGTCTTTTCGCCCGTGCCACCAAATGCCGCGTCGCGCGTAACCGTGGTAGCAAAAACGGGTATGCCCGAGTTTGTGATGTTCATGTTTGCCGCTGTCAGGACTTCTCCTGCCGTATAAACGGGGACTGTAGTAACTGCGTTTGCTCCCATACCAGTACCTTACCCGAGCACGTTGTCGGAGTCGGTGATTCCGTAGATCGCGTCGTCCAAGACCAATTCAAAAACGAGCGTTGTAGGGCTTGTAAATAGCGTTATGCGGTGGCCGTCGCTAAGGGTGATCTGATGCTGGATGCCCTCGATGGCTAGTTCTTGCGCTAATTGTGTTGTGGTGTTGCCAGTATTAAACGACTTCTCAATGCTAATAGTGTCGCCGATCTCAAGGACGGCCACGGTGTCACGTTGGGCGTCGGTAAGCATGAGAAAGGCTGTAGAGACGTTTGTGTAGCGCGGCTCGGGTTCGCCTACGAGTAGGTAGTTGGCAAGGTCTAAGGCGGCCGTGTTGTTGTGCACTAGCGCGTCGGAGATCGAATTTGTTTGGATGAAGTAGGTCGCTTGAGATGCCAGATCTTCGGCGATCTCTGGGCTAGTTGCGCCGGCATGGGTGACGGATGCGCGGTTGACGACTTGATTGGCTTCAAATGAGATGCCTACTTGATCCATTGGGATATTGGTTCCGTCATCGTGGAATGCGGCTACGGGTGCGGAGAGTGTTGTTCCGATTCGATCTTGGAAAGTAAACGTCCCGTCACGTGCCACAAAGATTCTGCCCTGTACTGATTCGTTGATCTTGGCCATGTATGCGGCGACAGATGTTCCGTTGGGAACGGTGTAGGCGGCCGCTCCGCCAAGTAGGACGGTAGAAGCTTCTATGTTGCGTTCACCCGGCAACTGAAAGGCGTTGACTTCTGGTAGGTCTAGGACGGCTTCTACGCGCACGTTGGCTAGTTCTTCTGAGACGTTGTATTCGTCCATGTAGGTCTGGGAAAGGACATAGAAACGGTCGGCGCAAGCGACGTTTACTTCATCCAACCCTCCAAGGTTAAAGTCGTAGGTGTAGTCAATGATGTAACCGTTGAAGAGTTCTTCGCCTTCGCGCGTAAGAATGACGTTTCGCATTGGGGCTAGTCCCGGCTGTGCGTTCGCGGTGTCAAAGAACGGCGAGTCTTGGTTAAACGGGTTAAAGACTCCGCCGGCATAGCCGTCTAGAAGATTGAAGTTCATTGAGCCGGCTGTGAATTGGTCGCCGATGTCGCGGCGTCCGCGTGTGACGGTGATGTTTGTGGAGCCCTCAATTACTGATGCGTATTGGGTCGTACCGTTAAGCACGTATTCTGTGTTATTTAGGACGCCCTTTGTTGTGTCGTCAAGTGTGAATCCGTCAACGATGAAGCCTGTGTCGATGAGGAGATCGTAGGATCCCGATTGAACAATTGTGGCGGCCATTACGCGACTTGGATTTGTGCTGGGCCGTCTACACGGTTCATCGCTTTAATAGCGTTGACAACGGCTCGGCCGATGTCTGCCGACGTCGAGATGCCGCCCGTGATGTTGACCGTGATGTTCTGACCGCCTTGGTTTCTCATGCGGTCTAATGGGATGACGGCTTCTGGCCCCTTCTCACCCACAATTGCCAAAGTTGGCGCCGTCACGATGCCTCCCGTGGCCATCATGCGGATTCCACCAATGCCACCAGTAGCCGTTTCTTGCGCCTGACCGATACGGCCAAGGGATATCTCATTTAATGTCCCTACGTTGTCTACAAACGGGATGGCGTTGTATGCCTTAATAAGCACGTTGATTGCTTTGATCCACATGTTCGCCATGTTCTCAAATGCGCCAATGATGAAGTTAATGACTCCGTTGATGCCGTCGCGGAACCATTCAAACTTCTTGTAAGCGGCCACAAGCGCGACAACCATAACGGCGATGCCGGCCGCAATAGCGGAGAACGGGTTAAGCGCCATAGCAAAATTGACGGCCATGATCGAGACGGCAATAGCGCCGATCGTGCCGGCAATGGCCAAGAAGACGCCGGGGTTGTCTTGGGCCCAGTCTGCAAACTTTTGGATGACTGGGAGGACGGCTTCGAAGGCTGGAAGTAGTGCGGCGCCGACTGACTCTTTTGTTTCGTCTAAGGAGTTTTTAAGGATCTTCATGCGGCCTGCGGCGGTTTCTGCGGCTGCGGCCGTGGCTCCTCCGAAGGTTCCGCCAAGGACATTCATGACGTCGTCAAGGCTTGCGCCGTCTTTGATCATGGCTTTAATTTCTGGGGAAAGTTGTCCTAAGGCTTTGAAGTTGCCTCCGTACGCTTTGGCAAGAGCATCGGAAACGGTCGCTAGATCCTTACCAGAGCCTTGTGCGATGTCCTGAGCGAGCGCAAGAGCGGTGTTGGCTGTAGTGATGTCTTTGGTTCCTACAAGAAGCGCTTGGAAGGCTGGACGGAGTTCAGAGTCTGCTGTGCCGGACGCCCTCGACATTGCGGCAATGACCTTTTCTTGAGAAGCGACTTGTGCGTCGGTTGCTCCCGTGACGTTCTGCATAACGAGCGCAAGGTTCGCTTGTTCGGCTGCGTCCTCCATAGCGGCTTGAGTTGCTCCTACAAGTGCTACGCCTAAGCCGGCAACGGCGGCGGCGGCTGGGATGGCTGCCTTTTTGATTGCGAAGTTTGCTTTTTCGCCGAATGTTTCTAGTTGCTTAAATTGGGCGATCGCTTTTTTGGCGCCCTTGGGATCGTATTCGCTAATGATTGGGAGGATGACGGCCATGGGTTTACCTTGCGCTTAGATCGCGGCTCAAAGCTTCTCCGACGCGGTCAACGATTCGCGCCATTTCTACTTCAAGATCGCTCTTGTTTGCTTCGTACTGTTTCCACACTACTCGCGACGGGTCGCCGTACTTGGCTGTTAGTGCGGCGCCCATTTGATTACTTTTGGAAAAGTCAAAAAACGCGGCTGCGGCGCCAAGCCATTTAACGGCGAAGGTCGAGAGGTTTACTTTGCCACCGAATACTTCTTTGGGCGCTTTGGTGTTGATGTATGCCTTTACGGAATGATCGGTCGGCCACGGGAAGACTTGATATTGGCCACGGAGATTCCATTGGCGCTGCCAGCCTGAGAGCGGATAGTTGAGTGGGATTGCCGACTGGATGTCCGAGACGAGTCCAGCGGTAACGCGTTTGTAGTCCTTAGTAATGTCGCGGCGAAGGACTTTGTCGATCTTGTTGAGATCCTTGAGCGCTTGACCAAGGCCGAACACTTCTATCCGTGCTTCAATGCCGCCGGCTGAGTCTCTCATTTGCGTCCTTTTTTGCTTTGGTCATTAAGGACTCTAATGATTGTTTGAAGGTCGCGCGCGTCAAATGAATCCGCATAAAACGTCGGAGCCCATCCCGTCGCGACTACCAGTTCGGCTAATTGCCGGCGGTAGCCGCGTCCGTAGGGTTTGGATCGGTTGCGTCCTCCGCTGCGATCTCGACGTCTGGATTATCCTTCAACCATTCGCGCCAAGTCGCTGGAAGTTTCTCGCCCTTGATAACGAGCAACGTGTGCACCCAACACGCCAGATCGGATGCACCAATTCCGCGTCCGTCTGACACTCGACGATTCTCTAGACGTTCCCATTCGGCAATGACAAAGAGGTTTGTCGATAATTGTTCTTTGACTTCTCCGCGCGTGAGGCTGAGTTTGATCTTCATGGTTCTCCTTGTGTCGGGCCGAGGACGGCCGTGATTATGGGTTGGTTGTATCGGCTGAGTAAACGCCGCCCATTAGCGTTATATCAATTGACTGCAATTCGCCGAGCGAAGCCGAGATAACTGGCAACGACTCTAGGTAGCAGTTTGTCAACGTAAAGCCGGGGTTTGTTGCCGAGTCAACTGCGTTAGTTGGCTTGACGATGACGGTTGTCTTGGTGCCGACTAATGGTGCAAGTGTCGCGTAAGTGGCGCTGGTTGCGTATGAAAGAAAAAGAGTTAATGTGCATTCGTTGTCTTCGAGGCCAGCCGTAAAAGTGTTTGCTGTATCGCCGAAAACGGTGTCGTTTAGAGCAGTCACGGTGCGAGTCAATGTGGCAGATGTACACCACCCGGTGAGTGCCGTTGATCCCAATGTGACGGTCGGATTGGAGAGGATAGTTGAGGTTGCCATGATTGCTCCTTGAGTTGTGGTTTTAGTTTGACATAGATTCGGGCGCTAGGTGTGGATTACGCCGTTTGGACTTGAGTAGAGACGGTGAGTTCATATGCCGGCAGGACGGATCCGCCGATGTCGACGTTTGTGGGGCGGCCTGAGATGATGCCGATGTTGAGTGCGTATACCTGAGCGAGCATATTAAGTAGGGACTTCTGGGCGTCTAGGTTGCCGGGGCCCAAGGTCACGATCTGAAGTGTAAAGGTTAGTTTGGCGATGTTGTAGTTGTAGCCGTCGATCGAGTCG